GCTTTGCGTAAAGGAATAGCCTTATTAGCCCCAACAATCAACCGGGCCCTGAAATCAGGTAAGCCAATTAGTAAAGGAAAATATAGTGGATGGAGTTTCAAATACGCTGATTGTAGATGTTTAGAATGATGCCTATCTTTTCTTAATCTGGCACGGTGGCATTTAAATCTGTCTTTATAATCTACAGTACTTCCTACGTAAAACTTACCATTTACTAAGTTAATTATTTTATATATCCACTGACCGCGCATCGCTCTCTCCCGTAAATAGGTATTAATCTACCTAGCGATATAATAGCGCAATTGCGCCACGAATGTCAAGTATTTTTGAAAATAAACAAAAAGCCCCCTTTCGGGGGCCTGTAACTACTTGATTTTACTACTTAAGCTCCTGCGGAACCATAAATTCCAAGTGGATCGGAATATCCGAAAACATATCTCTCACGCGCCTTATACCTCATGTTGCCGCTATCAAAATCTCCTTCGAAAGAAGTAGACAAAGGAACACGAATAAAATGCTTCAGCCCGTTAGGGATGTCAGTGGTCAGGAACCACGCGTTAGTGTCGGTCAAGAAGTGGTTGATTGTATAACCTTCAGGAATTGCGCCGTTGTTCTTCAACGCATTGATGTCGTTATCAGTGGTACCTACCCGGAGGGAAGTCTCAAGAATACGAGTAGCAACGAATTGCAACGCTGGAGGGATAACCAGCTTCTTCGGTTTAGCAGCGATCAACAGCCCTTGTTCATCAGTCCATGCAGCGATCTGAATAACAGCGTTCTCCAAAGCAGTTTCGTTCAAGTCACTAGCTACGGATGGGATGTTGCTGTTTGTGCCACCGTTAATAAGTGGATGCGAAGCCGAACAAAGTGCCACTCCATCACCCATCAAATACGAGCCAGAGAAGGCGTTATTCAACACGTTAGCAGCTTTTACTTGCTTAGTGTATGCCATACTCCGGGCCAATGCTTTGGTATAACGTGCTGACAAAGTATCATACAAGTTATCTTCCATCGCTTCTTCGGTGAGGGAGAAGCCCAAAGCAATCGTCTCGTGGTTGTATCGAGCGGTCCATGCTTCTTGTGCGTTTTGGTAAGCGATTGCATTACCTTCGTACTTGGTTGGTGCGGCGGAGAAACCAGAGAGTTTTGTTTCTTCTTCAAAACTACGCTCAGAAGTCTCGATTTCATAAATTTCTTTATGTTCTTCCCCATACCGTTTATATTCCAGACCGAACAAAGCGTTCAGGCCCGGTAAAAGTTCTTTCTTTAGTTGTGCGCGGCTAATTGCCATAATTCAAATCTCCTTAAATGCCTGTTGGGTTAGTGTAAGAGTGGGACAGTGGATTAAACTTAACCAGTACATCAGTATAAGCATCACCAACTGTAGAAGTAGTAGACTCCACAAAATCCACAATCCTAAAAGCAATCCCGGAAGTTACTGCGGTTGTAGCGCTAAGGGCGGTAGTTGAATTGCCAGTAGTTAGGCTACCTGTAGAAGTAGATTGTACCGCTGATAGTGGCACGTTAGCGCCCAGCTCTGCTTGTACCAAAGAACCTGCTGATTGTGCTTGGAACAAAACCCTATCATCATCTACAACATATGCCATAGCATCAGAAGCTACAGTGCCTGTAGGCCAGTATTGCGAGAACACCTTAATCTTCAAGTTAGGATCGGTATACGTACATCCTACAAACACACCGATCGTACCAGCTACGAATGGGCTAGCCGCGCTACCAACGGTGAGGTTAATTTCAACCGTACCTGCTGTCGCAATATTTACGATACTGCCATTATATATATTCGCTCCATAAGCGGAAGCGATCTTAATTTGTCGAGTACTGCCTGCGTATGGTAAACCACCAATAAGGTTTACGGGCCTAAGGCCGTATGGTGCTGCGGTTGTTGCCATTTAAAATCTCCTAGTTATCTACTACCTGATCCGAATGTTGTGGTAGACTTGCGCTCTGAAAACAAAGGCATACGTCTATCACTCTCTTTCATAAAATTATTGTCAATTGCGTTAGTTTGTTCTTGTGTCTTTTTGTTGTAGTAGGCGTTCCGTTGCTCAACAAAAGCTTCGGGTATTTTACACAACATCAACCCACCAACTTCGATGCGTCCTTTGTCGTTAGCATCATTAGTGAACAATTGTATTTCTGGATGGTCCGAAAGCTGTACTGGCTCCCAACCCTCTCTAAGCTGTGAAGAAACATTCTTAGCGTCAGCTTGACCCAACATGCTAGTGCGAACCCAACGATACGCCCAACCCGGTACTTTATTAAACATCGGCAAGAGTTCTGCCGGAGCCCACGATGTGGCTCGTTCAAATTTAGGTCGCGTAGTCATTTCTCTTGTTGCCCTATTGTCATGCTTAATATCATCTGCCGCCATTTGAATTCTCCAATTTAATTTGTTCTCTTGCGTACTGCTCAGGCGTTAACCCAAACTTCTTAGCGATAGCCAGTTGTGTTTTGCTGAGGTGTACTTTTTTAGGTGCGGTACTACGAGTAGCAGAGGCTACTACATTAGTCGGTCTATTGCGCGGAGTGGAGGTTGCTCCAACATCCGTAGTGTCGTTCTCAAATTTCTCTGGGAACCTTCGGCGTATTGTTTCATCAATACGTTTGTAATACTCATCGGAACCGGGATCAATCCCATCTTCCAAAACCAATCTTTCGTGCAGCCCCTTGGCTAAGTGTGTCATTTCTTTATCTTTACCAAACCATCCATTTCTGGAATGCCATAACAAGGCTTTATGGTCGGGCGAAGGAGCTGGGGTCTGTTCAGGTTGTATATATACACTATTTTCTGGCGTTTGTAAAGTATTTTCAAACTGAGGTTTGTAGTTATCTGCTTGTAACTTCTGGAGTTGTGCAGAATTTAGCCTTACTTGAGCTGCTATAATCTTATCAGCATCGCCGGAATCATAGGCTTCTTTGTACTCTCGCTTGGCGGCTTCCATTTCCCCACCAGTAGCATTCTTAAGCGTAGCAGCATAAGCCTGTTCTCCAAATACAAGGTTATTCTTGAGCTGTTTGTTTTCCTCGATAATGGAAGACGCAAACTTTACTGCCTCAATCCTCTCCCTATCAGCGGCTTCTTTTGCGCGTCGCTCATCATGCCAAACCTTCTTTAGCTGCGCCATCCTTTCTTTAACTTTGTTGGAGTACTCACCTAGATCATCCTTTTCCAAGTCCTCCACAACTTCTTTTGGTAGTGGTTTCCTATTACGATCTTCTACGGGAGTGTCATCAACTTCTACAACCTCAACTACCTCAGGCTCATCCGTCGTAATATCTAATACATCTTCTACTTCGGGACTTTCATATTCGTCAGTCATTTACTTCTCCTTTTATGCGCCTTGTTGGCGTGGTACTGCATCAAAAAATCTATCACTATTCCGGTTACCCTTCTTTAAATTCCATGCCGCTGGAACTACCTGTATATTCGTGTACTCATTAGTGCCTCCTAAACTCACAGGTATAATATGATCCACATGCCACTTAGTTCCAAGCATATTCTCACGTAATTTTGACAATCGTTGAGCTTCTAGCAACACAAACCAATCTAGCTCGGATAATGGAGTAGCAAGTTTTACCCTGCGCCCTGATTGCCATGAAGCATAGTAGGCTCTACCAACTTCTGTCTTTGCCCATTGTTTCTTGCGTTCGTTATCTCTAAGTTTATTATTTTTGCTCCATTCCTTTTTCCTTGCGGCATCTGTTTCCTTATGGGTACGCTGATACTCTCTGCTAATCTCATTCAGCCGTTCTTTGTTATTGGCGTGATAATTAGCTCGGGATAGCTTTATGCTCTCTTTATGTATGGCGCGATGTTTATTAACACATGATTTACAACGAGTCTGCAAGCCATCCTTTTCTCGTTTGTGCTTGTGGAATTCATTCAAAGATTGCTCCACTTTACATGTCTGGCATCGTTTATGCATAATCAAGCCCTTGAGTAACCCCTAGGATCGTCTACTGTAGCAGTAACGGTGTCATCGTTAATAATTCTGAACTCCACACCATGTATCTTAATACGTGTACCTGCATAAGCAGGGGTAACCACGAAGTCTCCTTCTTGGCACCAAGCACCTGTTGGGAACTTCTGTTCGTCTTTGTAGCACATATCGCCCATCTTAAGTACATACAAAACAACCGTCGAGTTCTCTTCAACCTGCCTAGTATTGCCCGCCTTCAGAATACCACTCTCATATTTATCTTCAATCTTAGGTACGCCACACAGGATGCGGTAACCTTTGGGGTCAGGGAGTTGTGTAGCAGATGTAATTTCCCCTGTTTCCTCCACGCTCTCTACTTCCGGTACTACCAATTCTACTTTGGGTTTGGTTTTATCCCACTGTGATGTTTTCTTATTCGTCATCTCCATCCTCCCGTAAGCTGCGTAGCCTCTCTGCAATAAACCCTGTTACAGTCATGAGCCCTAAAATCTTGCCACAGGCTTGTTGGTATTGCGCATAATCCTTGACACACCCAGTACCCAGATGCTCTACAATTATCATGCGCTCCGCCTCGATCTGTTTAGCCAAGTCAGTAAGCGTTTCTTTCATTTACTTCTCTCCTTTAGGTTGTTGTTTCTGCGCTTCTTTTTGCGTTTGTATCTGTTCTCGCTGCACTTCTATTTGTTTATTATTGTGTGCTATCTGTGCCCCAAGTTTACTACCCTCCATCATAAATTTAGCTTCGTTAAGATCATTGTCTAACTTCTTCTTGTGCTCTACTTCATCCAGCTTAACCCCCATCTGTGCCCCGGCAATGCGCTCCTGCGACTCTATGCGTATCTTATCAATAGCTATACGAGCCTTATCCATCTCAATATCAGCTGTGGACTTCTGCGCTTTAATCTCCAGTTCTTTCTCTTTGATCTGGAGCTCTTGCTGCTGCATCTGGATAAGTGGGTCTTGTTGTTGCTGCTGGGCTTGCTGTTGCTGCATCTCTGCTTGGTTCTTCTGAGCTAGTTGTTGTGCTGCTACTGCCATGAGGCGTGATATTTCTGTCTCAACATCTTCAGGCAATACTTCATCCATACCGGGTAGTGGTACTCCTAACTGCTCTTCAATCTGCTTACGGTATTTAAACGCTATGTGTTCGTTCTTATGCGCCATCGCTGCGGGCATACTACTCTGGGC